AGTATGCTGTTAGTTTCTAAGTTCGAACTATTTGCATACCCGAAGTAGTATTTCTTTTTTTCTTCTATAACTTTTCTATTCATTTTTGTTACTTTAGCTAAACTGTATGTATCATTAATCTTAGTTATTTCTATCTCTAATACATTTTCTTTCTCCACCCGACGTCAGCAATATGTTCAACTATTGATTTTATTATATGTCTATCCATTTTGCTGGTATCAACAAAATCGTTCAACTTTAGATTTTTACGACTGTTTCCAAAATTGAAATAGTCGTTATTCCTTTGTTTATAAACCTGTTTTTTCTTTATCTGTAAAAATCATAATTTCTTTTTTATCTCTATAACAAATATAGCTAACTATTTTTTCAGCTAAATCATCAACAACTTTATCGTCTAGTTTTACCATTTCTCCGTTTAATTCAAAAAAAACTCCATCTTTATTAATATTTATGTTCAGCATTACTCCTCCTTAAAAGCTTGAAAGTGTCCTTTATACACTCCCTTTAATTCTTTAACTTGTGCAGGTGTTAAGTATATCCCATTCAAATGATATTTCTTAACAAAATCTATACGACTGATACAATTATCAGCTTCATCGTGATGTTCTCTACATAAGCACATTACCCTATAATTTAGCCCTGTATCTGATTTATATCCACTTGTTCCAACTCTGTCAAAATGTTGTAACTCTCCTGGTTTCCCACATATACAACATATTTTCTTTTTAAGTGTTACCCATATAAAAGTATCTTGATAATCCTCAGCAAATAAATTTCTTATCTCTTGTCTTAGTGGTATCTCCCAATAGATAGCCATTTCAAATAACCACTTAACAAAATCATTAGCTTGCTTCTGTGTTAAGCTTCCAAGCGATAAACTAAATCCACCATTTTGAATTGCTAGGCTCTGTAATGCCTTTATTACATTGTCTGTGAGTTCGTCTACTGTTAGATTATCCTTGTTGTAAATAGAAGAAATTAGGAATGCCTGAGCGTTTTTAACAGTATCAAAGCCTTTATAGACTTTTACAAATTTAGCTTTCATAACTTCTTTTGTGTAAGCTAGTTCTATAAAGCTTGGCTTCGCTCCTGCTTCATTTCCTTGCCAAAAGTTAGCAAAATCATCAATTAGCCAATATATTAATTTTTGTGTTGCTCTACTGTATCCTAATTTCTCCATTTTCTTTTGCTCCTAATTATTTTTAATTTCCCCAATTACTTGTAATCCAGGTTGTCCCTCAAATATCCAAATTTCTTTTCCTGTTTCTGTTATAATTAGATAATCATTTCCATCACAATTTATGTTTGTTTCTCTTATTTCTTTTACAATTTCTTTATTACAACAATTTTTGCTTGAATTTATACCTTTTATTATTATTTCTTTTCCAACTTTATACATTGCTTCATAGTATGGTAATATTATGTCAAGTTCTATTATTTTTATTTTTTTCATTTTATCCTCCTATCCTATTTTTAAATTTTTATTTTCAACTAATCTAGCACCTTGAACTTCTTCTCCAGCTTTTAGAGAAGCTTTAATTTTTTCCTTAGATATTTTTTCAGTTGTTACAACTTCTATAAATTTTTTGTCTATCAAACTTTCATCATAGATTTCAGTACTTGTAGACTTAGTAAATTTAATATTTCCTAGTGTAGTTTCTATTTTTTCAATGCCATTTACTAGCATTGCACTCTTAATATAAGTCTTAAACTTATCCAAATTCTTTTCAAGAGCTTCAATAGTAAGCTCTTGATTTCTAACAACTGCTATTACATTTGCTGATTTATCTTTTAAATCTTGTGTTAGCTCCTCAGTCCATATTGCTAATTGATTTTCATTCTCAGTCATTTCGCCAGTTTCTGCATTAATACCTTGTTCTAAATATTCCATTCTTTCAATATAGTCATTAACTACATCGTAAAATTTTGCCATCATATCCTCCTATTTTTTTAGTTCATTATATATTTTTCTAAGTTCTTCAATTGTGCAGTCCATTAAACTATTTCTTTTATATTTATCTAAAATATTATCTATAATGCCATCATCTTTATCTTTTAAAATTTCTGTAATCATTTTGATAGCTTTATCTTTTTTTTCTTTTTCTGATAGTTCTTTTCCGTATTTAAAAACTAAATTATTTTTACTATCTATTATTTCAAGATGTATTATATTTCTGTTTTCATATTCAATATTTTTTACATAGAATTTTGAATTTAAAACAAGTTTCCCATTATTATTTTTTGTTATATACTTACTCTCATTAATCCATATAGAAGGTGCTGAATAAAGTTCTCTACCTATACCCCAATTAAAGCAAGCTCTTTTAAAACTATCTGAGGCAAGTCCTTTTTCTTTTTCTGTAAAACTTTCAGTTCCTGTATCTTCTTTTTCTACCCATATTTTTTTATCTTCATCATAGATAGAAACAATGCAATTCGCATTATCTCTACTATGTTTTCTTTGCCAGTTAAGTGGGCCTACTACTTCATCTAGTAACTCCATGTCAACCCTAGCATTTTTATATAACAATAAAGAGAATCCATTTTCTTTTACTATTTGTGGTTTAACTTCTATTTCATTTGATTTTAATGTTCTAAAATTTAAATTCATTTTCTCCTCCTAGACTAAAGCAAGTAATATTTTTATGAGCCAATTAATTTTGAATTTAATAACATCTTTAAAAGTTGCTTTCTTTTTTTCTTTCAGAAGCTCCATTATTGCTATTTCTTTTTTTGTCATATAAATTACCCTCCCACATCTCAATTTGTTGGATAATCGCTAAAGCTCTACCTATTTTTAAATCTTTTATTTCTGGTCTACCATAGTATTTATCTAGTATTTTATTTTCTATTAACATTTTTAATCCTCCTCACTTTCAAAAAAATAAATTCTTTCAGCAGTTTTGTTATCCCAAGAAGCTTTTGTAATAGCTTTCATTCCTAAAATTCCGATAAAATAATTATCTAACCAATCTATGTCTACATCTAATAAGTATCCCCATTCAGCTGCTTTTGAACAGTTTCCAGTATAGGTAAAATAAATACTTTCTTTTTTTCTTTCGTTGTATTGTTCAATGTTATATTTAACTCTTTTAATTAAATCTTTGTGTACTATAACTTTTTCCATATCTTCCATATTAATTTTTATTTCTTTGTGTATTCTCATTTTTTTAATCCTCCAATTCTCTAATTTCAACAATCATTTCTTTTAATAGTTCTATTTTTCCAACTTTATTACCTTTTAAAGAAAAAGTTTTTAGTCCTCTCTTTTCATTTTCTTCTATTAATTTATCTAGAAGCTTAATTGATTCTCTAACTGATTTATACATTCTTTTTATTAATGTTTCTCCTATTGTTTTATCTATATAAGCCATATTCTCTAGCCTCATTAAATATTTCAGTCAAATTAATTTCATAATCTGTAAATAAGTTATTTAAATTTTCTAGCTTCTCAGCTAAATCATTTATATCTTTTAAAATAAAAGTTCTTTCGTGCTGATCTTCATATCTATCATTCAAAGATAGAGTTATGAAATTATCGCTATAATCTGTATTATCATAATTTAAACTTAAATTTCTATAACCATCTTGGTAATATGCTTCCTTAGAAGCTTGAAAATCAATTCTTTCATTAAAATGATTTTCTAATACATTTTTCAAAAATTGATTTGTATGAGTTTCTAAAATATTAAATTCATTATCAAATATAACTAATTCCCAGTATTGCTCGTTGTAGTTATAATTAATATTAAATTTTTCAGTATTTAATTTATTTAAGACTTCTTTTAATTTCATTGTTGCCCTCCTAAAAACTCATCTATCTTTGAATTAATTAATTCCATTATTAATCCTGCTTTTTTGTAAGAATATTCTTTATAAAATATTGGAGTTTCTACAGCTTTTTCAAAACATTCATTAAATTTTATGCAACCTACATAATTACATTCATAGTTAACTTTAAATTTTGGAGTATATTCATAAGTTTCTTTTTTACTTAGATATATCTCCCATTTAATCCCTTTGTGGCTTCCTTGACTTAAAAACTTTAATGTCTTAAACATGTTATCCTCCTTAGAGGGAGCTTTTACACTCCCTATATAAAATCTTTTATTGATAGCCCTCTACTTGTGCAAGGGTGTTTTTTTCATATTCCCAATCATTCACATTAAGTTTGTCAATTTCTATTTCATTTTCTAAGTCTTTCAAATCTTTCAAGAACTTAGAAAAGTTATAGTATTTAGTTTTAAAAAGATAAGTATTATCGCTATGAACAGCTGTTATCTCTATGTCAATATATCCAGCTTGTTCGTCGCTATCCCAGTAAGCATTTATAGAAGTGTATTCATCTTCAAATTTTGCTAGGTCTGGGAGTTTAAAATATTTATCTATTTCACTTCCATATAAGTTATCTGCTTCTGTGTACATTACCCATTCGTGTTCTGTAAATTCTAATGTGAAGTTTTTCATATATTCCTCCTTAAATGTTTTGCAAATGCTTTACATATAGTCTAAAAAAATTTAATTTCATCTAATCTTCATCTTGGCTATATTATAATGCAATTGCTTTACAAAGTCAAGAAAAATTTTACTTTTTTTAAAAAATATTATAAAATATTGAAAATGAAAGGAGTTTACTATGGCTTTTGGAGAAATTTTTAAAGAAATTAGATTAAAAAATAATGATAGTCTTAGAGGACTTGGAGAAAAAATTGATATATCTTTTTCTTATATAGACCAAATAGAAAAAGGACTAAGACCTATAAATAAAGATATTTTAGAAAAAATTATAAAAGTCTATCCTTTATATAAAAGACAACTAGAAAAAGCCTATCTTGATGAGATTATGCCAGAAAGTTTAAAAGACAGTACATTTAATATGGAAGAACAAAAAGTAAATACTGTTATACTGCCCGTTTATGGTAAGGCTTCTGCTGGAAACGGATATATAAATTTAGACCAAGAGATTTATTATTTTCCAATTAAAAAAGGGAATTTTTCTGATAGAAGTTTTTTAGTTGAAATAAATGGTAATAGTATGGAACCAACCTTAGAAGATGGAGATTATGCTTTGGTTGACCCAGATAATATAGATTATGTAAAAAATAAAATATATGTTGTAACTTATAATGATGAAAGTTTTATAAAAAGAATGGTTATAGATGATAAAAGTAAAATTGTTATGTTGAAAAGCGATAACCCAGAATATGAAGATATTTTAATAACTAAGGATATGCAAGCATATTTAAAAATTGAAGGTAGAGTTATACAAGTTATTTCAAATAAATATTTATAAATAATTGGAGGGGTTTATTATGAAAAAATTTTTATCGCTACTATTTTTTCTTTTGAGTTCGTTTTCTTATGGAGCTTCTATTGAGTGGGAAATTAAAGAAAAACCTAATTTAATGAATAGTGATAAGATTGAAGATGTTATATTTACAATGAGTGCTATTTTGATAGGTAAAAGTATTTATAATGGTGATTCATAATGCTTAGTCTGTTATATGAATTATTACATTTTATTTATAAATCAATATATTATTTATTTTCTTTTAAAAATCAGATTTTTACGAAATTTTCTTTATTTGTTTTCTTTTATCTTATGATAATTTGTTATATATTTGACAGGATAATTAGAAAATATTTTAAGAATAAAAAAAACGAAAATAAACTACTAACAACATTGAATATAATATTTATTATAATACCTGCTATTTTTATTATAATATGTTTTGTTTTATTAGTTATAGCAGCGATACTGTCAATATTTTTTTAAATTTAAGAGAGATTTATTCTCTCTTATTTTTTTTCTTGACTTTGTAAAGCAATTGCATTATAATTATAAAAAACAGATAAATATTTTTTTAAATATAGTGTTTAGCAATAGCTAAACGAAAGGGGGGTTTAATGAATACAAAAAAAATGTTTGATTTTATAGATGTCGAACGAAGATTGAAGTTTGATGTAAAATCAAAACTTGCTGAAGCAACGGGAGTAAGTAAGCAAAATTTAAAAGATTTTTTAAACAGATTAGAAAAAAACAAATCTAATAATCAATTTAATAGAATTTGCAAAATTCTTGATGTATTAGGTTATGAATTACAAATAAAAAAGAAAGGTGAATAATGCTTATAAAAATAATATTATTAATTAGTTTTTACAACCTTATTTCAGGAATGGACTATATTTTAAAAATTAGAAAATTTAATAGAGATAGTTTATTTTTAATAATTTTATCTGTTATAAATATTTTTCTTTATTTTTAAGAAAGTTTTTCAATAATTTTTAAAACAAATTCTTTTATTTCTTCACAAAAAAAGGTAAATAAAAACGAAATTAACCAATATATGCAGTTAAAAATTTTTGATAAGAAACTATTTGGTACAAGATTGAAATAACTTAATAATTTTTGAGGCAAAAATGCGATAGTTTCTAGCCAATATATTAAAGAAAAAGTTTCATTTTTTCTTTTTTTGAAAGTTCCAATAGCTTCCAAAAACATATTATTTTGGCAAATGTAAAATTCTTCGTTTGAATTTGGATAGTTATTTAAAACAGATACAATTGAATTTTTAACATCATATCCAACATTCTCTGAGACATAAATGAAAATATCGTTTATTTTAGCAATTTCAAATAATTCTAATGTTTCTGATCTTGTTTCATATATTTCTTTATTTGGACTTTCTGATTTTAAAGTTTGAAAATATTTATAAAGTTCTTCAATTCTATTTAATCTGTAAGAATTTATTAAATATTTGTAAATTGGAATTATTAAAAGTAATAAAAATTTCATTATTTCATCTCCTTAGTTTATAAAGTATCTTGCAATAAATAATACAAATCTAAGGCTAGTCCTTAGACAAATACACACAAGGGTTTTTGATATCTGATTAAATTTCTTTGATGTCCTCATTTACCTTGTGTGTTTCTGTGTAAGGATTATCTAAATCTTAGATATATAGCACTAATATTAAAACGATTTCTAATTGTTTTATCTCCCCTCATTAGTGCTATTTATGTAAGGCTTAGCTAGCAGATAGAACTGAGTCCCAGAATGGGGTAGGCTTTAGGCTTAGAATCTTATGTTTTATCACTTACAAAAACTCTCAATATCTTACATCTTTATCTAACAAGGGCTGTTCTTGTGAAATACTAGTTGATAAAGATGTAGGATATAAATTATAAAAAGTATCTAGTAATTTTCTAGTAATTATCTAGTAACTTTCTAGTTAATCGTGTATTGAATCGTGCGAAAAGTTGTAAGTAAATTTATTAATTGAATTAGTGGGGGCTATTCATAGCCTGTCAAGCTCCGGGTAGTCCTTACTAATTGAATTAATAAAAGAGAGTTAGGACAGGCTCTCCAAATATATAGGAGGTTATTTATATGGAAGATAGAACATTAAAACAATTATTAATGTCAAGTAGTTATTTTGTATTAAATAAACAAATAGTTAAAGCAATAGGAATAGAATCAGCGTTTTTACTAACAACTTTAATAGAAGCTAGTGATGGACTTGCTAATGATGATGGTTGGTTTTATAAAACTGCTCCATCTTTAGAAGAAGAAACAGGACTTTCTAATCATAAGCAAAGTAAAATTATTGAAGAATTGACAAAATTAGGTATCCTTGAACAAGAAAATAAAGGGATGCCAATGAAGAGATATTTTAGAATTAATTTTAATAAAATAGAGGAGTTAGTTTTTAAAATACAGGATTTAAAAAATTCTAAACCTAGCATTGAAGAAAATAAAAAGCAAGGTTTTAAAAATTTTGAATGCAAGGATTTAAAAAATTCAAATGCATGCATTGAAAAAATTTCAAACAATAAAGAATATATAAATAATAACTTAGAAAATAATAACTTATTAAAAGAAAAAAATATAAAAAAAGAAAAATCTAAAAATGAAGTTGAAACTTATATCAATAATCTAGATTTAGATGATAACTATAAACAGCTTCTATTTAAGTATGTAGAGTACAGAAAATCTATAAAAAAACAAATTAAAACAATAGTACCTATACAAAAAATAATTAGAGATTTTCCTGATTATTTTAGTTTAGATGAAGCTATAGAAATTGCACAAGAGAAGGAATGGCAAGGATTAGAGCCTGAATGGATAGCAAAGTACAAGTTATCTAAAACTAATAATACAAATAATAAACTTGCTCAAAGCAAAGATACAAGCGAATTTTTAGTTGATGATAATTATATAGACCAAATGAAAGAGAGGTACGGATTATAATGACTAGCCAAGAATTTAATACAAGTTTTAAGAAATTTTTAGACTATTTCCCAACTAATGATATGACTATAGAAAAAACAAACATATATTGTCTTGCTCTAAGTTCTCTAAGTGTAGAGCAACTAGATAAGGCTTTTATTTCTATGATTAGAAATAGAGTTTATAAAAGTTTTCCACAAGTTGCTGAAATTATTCAATATGCAACTGGAACCACTGAAAGTAACTTAGATGATAGAGTAGTTTTAGCTAAACAGCTTCTAAAAAATGCACTTATCAGATACGGATCATATACATCAATTGAATTCGAGGACAAAGGAATTCATGCAGTTATAGACAGTTTAGACGGTTGGCAAAATCTTTGCTCGATGTCTACTGATGAACTAGATAAGTTCTTAACTTTTGAATTTGCTAAAGTTTACAAAGCATACACAAGAAATAATTACGAAGTGAGTAAGTATTATCTAGGATATTTTGATGTAACTAATGGGACACAAACTATAAACAAAATTGGTTATAAGGATATGGGAAAAACATTAACTTTAGTTACTCCAAACACTCAAAAAATAGAGTATAAAAGAGATATTGAAGCTGATAAAAAAGGGATAAAACAAATAAAAGAAATTATAGAAAATATAGGAGGAACAGATGGTAATTAAAAAAATAGAAACAAGGGATTATTTAAGAAGTTTTATAACAAAAGCTAACAAGGAAGCGGGAGTTACTTTTAATGCTTCTAAGCTAAACAGTATAAAAGAATGTGAAGATTATTTATTAAATCTAGTTAAGAATCTAAGACATAATAAGCAAGACAACAAGGCTTATGTTAAAGAAATTAATGAATTAAAAGAAGAAATTCAAATTTTAAATGCAGGAAATAAAAGGCTTGAATCTGAAAGAGCATTTTATATAACAGAAGCGAAAGGAGCAAAAAAAGCAAGGGAAATAGAACAATATTATAAGGAATTTAATAAAAATATGGCTGATAAGTGGGAAACTGCTTATAAATTTCAAGAAGGTAAAAATAAAATTATAAGAGATTTTAATATTTTTCTAAGTTTTGTTATAGTTTTAGAAGCTCTTTCAATAGCTATGTTAATTTGGAAGTGATAAGATGAAGCAAAGATTTGAAATTCCATACAAGCCTGATTCTGTAAATGACCATTGGTCTATAAATAAAGATGGAAAAGGTTTAAGACTTAATAAAAAAG